CAGCAATGATCTTGGATTTGTTTTCCAATTCCATAGATCCCTTGTTCCATGCAATAATACCCTGTTGCATCCACTTTGGTAGATTTTCGTATGCTATCTGTAATCTACCTAACAGATCTCTTGCAGTCTGAGCCTTGTTTGCAAGAATACCTACTGTGACACTATCATTGAAGATAGCGTAGTGTAAAAGATAAGATACCACAGTCGTTGACTTACCTGACTGTCGAGGCATCTTACAAATGTTAAATCTATTATTATGAAAATTATTAACTAACTGTTCTTGAAAGTCATACATCTTGAAAGGCACTAGACCTTCATCCAAGTTAATGATCTTCACATACTTCTGTGCAAAATATACAGGATCTCCAGCACACTTTAGAAACTCAGCAACTTGTTTCTTTGTAAAGTTCTGAGCAACGTTCGCTTTTTTTAAATTAGGGTTTCCAAGGTATTGTTCATGCTGTATCATGATCTATCAGGGGTCAATTACTAATAAAGGTTTCGTTGGATCTTTTTCTGAGGGTGCATAGTATAATACTTTACCACTAGGATACACTTTGTCCAATTCACTTTGAACATCTCTCTTCAAAGGTCTTGCTCTCTGTGGGAAAAACATTTGAATCATTTTAGTTTGGCCTCTGAATTGGAAAGTGATAGTGTATGTTGCACCATACTTATTCAGTCTTCTCCAATTTTCTTCTCTTAGTGTTCTGAATCTTTTCATTTATCATTCTCCTTGTTCATTTTCTTTAGCATCTTCTGTAGTTCAGACGTACTTCCTACAAACAGAGAGTTGTTAGTAACATTAGTAGTGTTCTGCTTAATATTTACCTCATCAATATCTTTCATTTTTTTCTGTAAATCTACCAATTTATCTGCTGTGTCGGCAACATGTTTGATAAGTTGTCCAGCAACTTCGTATGCTCTTGCAGAATCAGACTGTTGTGCAACGTCTAATGCACCATCTACAGCCTCTTGACCTTTCTCAACTAGAGAATATAACTGAGCTCTACTATACTCATAATCCTTAGTCAGATCTTCTTTTCCTGATTTTATTTTCTTGACAGGTTTAGATACAGGTTCTTTCTTCATTATCTCAGCACCTCTATCGGTAACTTCTAGAGCCTCTTCTATCGCATCAAAATTTTCGTCTTCAATCATAATTCAGAGTCCCTTCCTTGACTACTACTGTAAATAGATCCATCAGCAAAATCAATTCTGGTTTCACCAAATCCAAAGTCGTCACCTTCAACAACAAATGAATCATCTTGTACATTGATTACATTTACTGGAACATTAATATCATGTGGTTGGATTACGCTAGTAAACATACCTCTTTTAACTTTGATTCTGTTACCAGTTATAGATCTAATTAACATCTTCTCTTCATCTATCTGTATGTAATCTCCCTTTCTGAATGCTATCGCACTGTTAAGATCAAACTCCGTTCTCACAGTATCTATAGTTTCATTAGTTGCTGCGGTATTATCGCTATTATAGTCTTTAATCGCAGCTGGTGTTGCAGTATATCTTTGTTGTCTAGCTGCAATTTTGAGGTTAGCAGTCTCTGAATAGTAATCTGTCTGTACTTTCTTGATTAATCCATCACTACTATTATTAATTGGGCCAAATAGATATGTCTTACAGGTAAAGTTCAATGTATATGTCAACGATCTTCTCTGTAAGAAGTCATCCTCATATGAATCTTCCATTTGAATTCCTTCTAAAGTAATTGGCATATCTCTCTTCTCTCCAATTATATCCACCAAATCAATAGTAAGATTAAAAGCTGGTTGAAAATATGGTAGTATCTGTTCTAATATTTGTATAGCGTCTTCGTTCAACTTAGATAAAATACCAAGTTGCATATTAATATTGTACGGCACAGGCATGAAAGCCTTTACCATTTTATTTGTATTCTTATTGACTGCCTTGAAAGTTTGCATTGTAGAAACCTTTCTAGATGAGTCATAGTTCATGCCCATGACTTCAAAAGACATTCTAGGTAAAGTTAGTGTAGTTCCTACGCCGTCTTGGTATTCTCTACCTTGTTCTACTCTTGCTAAAAATTTCTGTATGGGGCCGTAAGATATAGGAACTTTGATAACACTTATTGTCTTGCCGTTCTTATCTTGTTTTTGGATCTCAATGTTATTAAACAAGGTTCCGAAAGCCACAATCGTCTTACGGATGATCTCATGATAGAAATGATTTGTTAACATAATATTACCACCTTATAATAGTATTTAGAACTCACCGAATGGATTTCTTTCAGAGAAGTCTAGAAGGGTGCTGGCCTCTGTTTCAAAAGTATCATTCTGAGCAAACTCTCTGTCTCCATCTATGTCGGATGTTATTGATATAACTCTGTAGCTTGCAGCTGCACCAACAATTACTTCACCAATTCCAAAGTCTCCTGATGGAATTGAAACTTGGAGAATCTGATCTCTTGTATTCCAACTAGCAACGTAGGCACTAGTTCCTGTAGAAACACCTTTAACGATCTCATCTCTTTGATACTCACCAAAGGAACTTGAAGTGACTGAACCGATAGCCACGGTAGCTGCGGTATTAGTATAACCAGCACCAGCATTACTGTATCTAATTTGAGTCACAGTACCAGATGTACTTACAACTGCCTCTGCCTGTGCGTTCATAAGTAGAGGTTCAGTCTCATTAGACTGCTGTATGTATACAGATGTAATACCAACTGTGGGTGTGAAGTTGTAACCATTTCCACCAGTTGTAATTCCTATAGGCCCTAATACTGCCTCCGAAATTACAGCAGTAGCAATCGCAGTTGATACTGGAGAACCACCAGTGAATACCACTTGTGGAGGTGTTGTATATCCTGTGCCTGGATTAATTAGTAATATTCTATCAACGGATTGATTAGAAACACCAGATCTACTTGTCATGATTGCAACAGCAGTTGCCTGAGTTCCTAGAGTGGGTTGTTCGATAGTCATAATAGGAACTGAAGTATAACCCCATCCTTCATATTCTATAGTCAATGCAGATACTTCTCTTGATGCATTGGTTGTACAAGTAACTATTGGATGTTCATTATCTAATTTACGAATAAACTGTGCAGTGGTTGATGTCACGACATCAGTTTCTTGTGAGGTTTCTGAACTTGGAACTTGTGTTGCACTATTATTACTTGTAGCATTATCACCAGTTAAGTTGATAGTTAGATGATCTAAGAATCCCTCAAATGATGCAGTCTGAGAAGGAATGAATCCCTGTCCTGAAGCATCAGCACCTAATTTCAGGAGATCGCCAGCAAAGAACATAATTGGGTTTGCAGTATTAAGACTGTTACTTACAGTTCCATTCACAGATATAGTTGCATCAGTGTTATACTGTTCTACTCTGATAAAGTTCCAAGCATTTAGATTAAGTTGTGTGGTATTTTCTATAGATCCAGAACCAGAGGCAAATACAATATTACCTGTCTCTCTGTAATATATCTTGAATCTATCAGTCCACATGACTGTTCCACCATTGGCTGCTGGATCAAATTTAGTTGGATATAACCAGAAACTTAGTGATAGTCTACCATTACCACTGTCTCTAGAATCTACATTGTTGGTAAATGCAAAGTTAGCACCAATAACATCTGTGATAGCAGTGTGATGTAGAGAGTTGTTTCCAAACTTAATCTGAGATGATGTTACTTTATTTGGTGGTGTAAAACTTACAGAAGGCACATTTAGGTAATTAGATCCACCAGAAGTCAAAGATGCAGTGTCTATACCACCCTCAGCGATTGTTACTGTACCAGCTGCCTGATTTCCTTGTGTTGGTTTATGTATCGTTACTGTTGGTGTTCCTTTATAGTTACCACCATCAAACATTGGAACACGTTGTACAGATTTAACTCCAGCAAATGTAGTTGCAAGAGACACATATGCTATTGCATTTTCGTTTGTCTCCTTCTCCATTTGTAAAGTAATTACCTGTCCTTCAGTGAGGAAACCTTCCTCAACATCTTCGCCATTCTTGTCTGTCAATCCATCAGGAAGATCAATGACCTCATCCTCAGGCTCGAAGATTTCACATCTAAACTCATACATGAATAGATCATTTACTTGGTAGAAAGGTACTTTTCTTTCAATATATTTGATTTCAAATAGACCATTATCTAATGGTAGATAAATTAGATCTCCTTCATGTGGAGACTGAGCATTGATTCTTTCACCTTCTGGAAATAAATTTATAAATGGTGTAATGAAATCATCATACCTCTCCTTCGATACAACCAGCGTTACTTCATCTTTCTCTTGGACACCAAACTTTGTAAGCACATCAGATGGTGTACCAAATCCATCTGTAGTTACAAGATATGCTTCTATTCTAAAACTATCATCGAACTTGGATGATTGTATTTCTCGTATTACAGTATCTTGATTTACTATCTTTCTAGGTAGATACAAGATATCCTGACCGAACAGCTGTAAGTGTTCGTTCACCAAGTCTTGAACTAGTCTTTGTTCACTTGGAGATCCA